GGTAGACCAGTAATGGCATTTCGGCTATAATGTTTATACACTAGCAAAACGGAACAAAAGATGAATTTAGCAATTGGCAATCAAGTACGTTGGGAAAGCGCAGCCGGCGCCAAGTTTGGCACTATTAAAAACATCGCTCTTAGCCCTGCTGCTAATGACAAAATTACACCCTGGATTGATGTTGAATGTTTAGTACAGATTTCAGACATGTATCAACTTAGAAGTGTGCGTCTTTGTGCTACAGACAGCAACCTCAAAATGATGCGTGTCGCACTTGTTGCATAAAAACAACAGTCAAATAATGGTAGACCGGTAATGATATATCGGCTATAATAGCTATACACTAACAAAACAGGAGCAGTAAATGACTCAAGTCCTAATCCGCAACGGCGTTTATCGCAATAAACCCGTACACAACGAAGTGTTTGAATTAGTCAAAGACTTCACAGCCGGCGCAAAAGGCGGCTTTGTGACTGTTGACAGCAAGGGATTCTTTGGCCCCGAATACGGCATTGCTCGTGTCAAAGTTGACAGCATTGACGAAATTGAAATTATGGGTGCAGATGCCACTGCCCCTGTTGCCAAGTCAGCACCTGCCCCAGAAGCAACAGATGAAGAAGTTATGGCTCGTATCCGCGGCCGTTTTGAAATCCTAGACGAAATGACTAAGGCTGCTGTAGCCGGTGACGTCCGTGCAATGATTGTATCCGGTCCCCCAGGCGTGGGTAAGAGCTACGGCGTTGAAAAGATTGTTGAAGCTGCCTGCTTGTTTGACAAGATCTCGGGCAAGCGTCTCCGTGCAGAAGTTGTCAAAGGCTCTGCTACTCCAATTGGTCTGTATCAGACCTTGTACAAGTACAGCGACAAGAATTGCGTTCTTGTGTTTGATGACTGCGACAGCATCCTGCTTGATGATGTCAGCTTGAACTTACTCAAAGGCGCATTAGACACAGGCAAGAAGCGTAAGATTTCTTGGTTGTCAGAGTCCAGCACTCTGCGCCGCGAAGGCATTCCAGACCAGTTCAACTTCAATGGCACTGTGATCTTCATCACCAACTTGAAGTTTGACAAGATGAAAAGCCAAAAGTTGCGTGATCACTTGGATGCACTCCAGTCACGTTGTCACTACTTGGACTTGACACTTGACACCATGCGTGACAAGCTGTTGCGTATTCGCCAAATTGCAAACGACGGTCAGTTGTTTGAAGAGTATGAGTTCGACACAGAAACACAAGACGAGATCATTGACTTCATGTGTCACAATGCCAATCGCTTCCGTGAGATGAGCTTGCGTATGGCAATTAAAATTGCTGACTTGCGTAAGAGCTTTCCTCTCAAGTGGAAAGCAATTGCTGAAGTTACTTGCATGAAAGCAGAATAAGGAACTAACATGCGTAAGCTGATCATGGAACGATTGAACAACATCTGGTGCGACGAGCTGGAAGGCATCCATGAACTGGCCCAAAGTGAATTCAGCTTGATGAGTGATGAAGAATTGTTAGACTTATACGACGAGGTGTTTGGATTTAGCGGTTAGATAGTACCCGGGTTGCCTGTAGTAAACGCTCCTGTTTAGGCAATCTGTTTTGGGCATCGTAGCAATACGGTGCCTATTTTTTTGACTTTCTTGTGCTATATACTGTATAATATACTATGAAACAAGCAACCATAATTATACACGACGAAGTCAATATCAAGATCGAAGGGTTGGATCTTGACACTCGCCGCAAGCTAGTAAACAAATTCAAATATCTAAATCCAGCTGCCCGTTATTTGCCGGCTGTTAGACTAGGACGATGGGATGGAAAAGTAGCATACTTCCAATTAGGTGGCAGCACTTATGTAAACTTGTTGCCAGAGATTGTGCCCATATTAGAAAATGAAGGTTATGATATTGGCCTTGATGATCGCAGAACATATGGTACTACCTTTGAATTTGCCTTGATGGCCGAAGATACATTTAGTGATCGTGTGTGGCCACCGGGACACGAGCGAGAAGGACAGTCGGTTGTATTACGCGACTATCAGATAGAGATCATTAACGACTTTTTAAGTAATCCGCAGAGCTTGCAAGAAATTGCAACAGGTGCAGGCAAGACACTTATTACAGCAGCACTGAGTTGGCAAGCTGGCAACTACGGCCGCAGCATTGTTATTGTACCTAACAAGAGCCTAGTGACTCAAACTGAAACAGATTATCGTAATTTAGGCCTAGATGTAGGTGTTTACTTTGGTGATCGCAAAGAATGGGGTCGTCAGCATACCATATGCACTTGGCAAAGTCTTAACAACTTGTTAAAGAATACCAAGTCGGGTGAAGCTGAAGTCACTATTCAAGAGTTCTTGGAAGATGTAGTATGCGTGATAGTGGACGAAGTGCATATGGCCAAAGCAGATGCACTTAAAACATTGCTAACTGGTGTAATGGCACATATACCAATTCGATGGGGTCTTACTGGTACAATACCCAAGGAAGATTTTGAATTTCAAGCCTTGCACGTTAGTTTAGGTCCTGTAGTAGGCCGTTTACGTGCAAGCGAACTACAGTCACAAGGTGTATTGGCACAATGCCATGTAAATATTGTACAGCTACAGGATCATGCAGAGTATAAGGATTATCAAAGCGAGCTTAAATACTTGGTAACCACACCAGAACGTATCGAAGCAATTGCTAAAGTAATAGATAAGATTAAAGAAAGTGGCAACACACTTATACTTGTGGATCGTATCGAAACAGGCAAGGTATTGCAAGCATATCTAAGTACGCTGTTTGGCTTGTTAAGTGATAAGCCCGAAGCGGTATTCGTATCTGGTTCAACCAAGGCCACGGACCGCAAAGATGAATACGATGAAATTGCTACAAGTACTAACAAAGTTATTATCGCAACATACGGTGTTGCTGCTGTCGGTATCAACATTCCTAGGATATTTAACCTGGTTATGGTGGAATCTGGGAAGAGCTTTACTAGAGTAATACAAAGTATTGGTCGCGGTATTAGAAAAGCCGAAGACAAGGACCATGTAGAAATTTGGGACATTACTAGTACTTGTAAGTTTGCCAAAAGGCATTTAACCAAACGCAAGGCTTTTTATAAAGAAGCAAACTATCCATTTAGCTCAGAGAAATTAGATTGGCAGACAACAAAATAAATCAATATCCAGCTAATCTTTGCTTGGCTCCTTTTGCATACCTGACATTTGATCCAGCAAACAATGTGAGTCCGTGTCCGGCCTTGGGCGGAAGTGTTTGGCGGTTTGGTGATCAGACCATACACAAGATTTGGACCAACCCAGAGCTGACTGCTTTTAGACAGGACATGTTGGAAAACAAACGTCACGACGTGTGTAGTCGTTGCTGGGAAGAAGAATCTGTGGGTATGCCCAGCCAACGCACTCGCTTGTGGGACATGACGTTAGACCCTGCTGGTATCGCTACTAACATATTGGAAACTGATACTACTCCGCAGGCAGTGTTAGAACCAGCTACCTATCTCAAAGGCCCCATGCAATTGGCCATCAAGATCAGCAATGTGTGTAATTTGCGATGCCGCAGTTGCAACAGCAACGACAGCGTGACCTTGGCTGTGGAAGGACGCTATTACGAAGAAAACTATCAGCTTCGAGACAATGTGTATTTTCAAGAAACTCGAGCCCAAACTTTTTCAGATCAACAGATTGAAGACATAGTTTCTGTATGCCATAATGTTCGTCGCTTGGAATTCTACGGTGGCGAACCCTTGCTGGATCGACAGCTACCGCAGCTACTACAGCGACTGATAGATCAAGAATACAGCCGACAAATAACTATCAACATCAGTACCAATATCACGCAGCCTTTAACAACTAAATTGGTCAAGCTATTGTTGGCCTTTGAAAAAGTACAAATCAATCTAAGTATGGACGGGTGGGCAGAAAAGTTTGAGTATCTAAGACACCCGGGTAACTGGGATTCAGTATATCAAAATGTGTTTGCTTTTAAACGCTGGGCTCGGGCCAGCAACGGGCGTATTACACTGTTGCCGGTGATCACAGTGACTACAATGAACGTGCATCACTTGCCAGACTTAGTGGCCAACATGAAGCAGCATTTTGATCTGGTGCCATTTTTGATCTTGTGTCGCAAGCCCTACTACTTTAGCGTTAGAAACATTCCCGAACCCATTGCTGAAGAAATCCGTGACCGTTTGACAGCATACACCGATTACAACTTTGCAGCCATTGTTCGTGCCTTGGCCGAACCAGCAGATCCTGCAATGTGGGAAGAGTTCAAATCCTGGACTCAAATGATTGATCAATATCGTAAGGAAAGGTTTTCCACTACTTTCCCTGAATACAATCAATTGATTAAACGTCATGATGCCACAGCAAATTTATAGGTTGCATTTTGTCAAATAACCTGTTAAAATTAAAACATGAGAATACTAACCCTTGACAACTGTCACTACGATTTAAATACACTACCTGAAGAAGTGGACGAGATGCGTTTTGCTATTTTGGATAATTCAGATCCGCACAATCCAGACTACCATTACATACCTTTAATTTTTCTTGAAAGCTTCAACAGTCCGGCATTGGTATTACAAATAGGCGACTACACAGTCAAGATGCCAATGGATTGGAGAATGCTGATTGGAGAACCGGATTCCGGGGATTTAGAAGTTATACCCTTGACCAGTATCAACGATAGAGGCTTCAAGGCTTTTCAATTTAATCCACTAAGTAGTTTTAGTCCAACTTTTCTTGACATCGAAATAGTGGATGTATATCACGATGTGGCATGGTACAGTCCAAAATTAAAAAATGGACAGATGCTAGCAGTACCGTTAAATGATGATTCAAAGCCAGAATGTGTTTATTTTGTCAAAGACATCAGCCGCAATTGTGAGATAGTTGATTATTCAAAGGCTTGGTAAATGAAACAATACGAAGACAATCCCTCCGCACCCAAAATCGTTGTGAACCAACCGGACAAAAAAGAAAAAGATTTAGAACGGCGTGTTCGAACTTTGTCGGACCAGGTGTCTGCACAACAAAAAATCATTGACAGAATGCACAGAGATATAGTACGCTTACGTACATCCATCAACGAGGTATCAGCAAGGATCAAGTAATGTCGCAGACAAGTGATAAACTAAACATTGCTAACGAGATGAAACAGTTTGATCTCAAGAACCGCGGCTTCTACGACGAGCTAACGCCAGAAGAACGTAAAAAGTTCAGCAACTTTCTCATGATACGCTGGGGCAGTAGTGTACAAGGCTCTCAAGAACTGCAAGAGTACTATGTGCAGAGCTGCAATCACTACTTTAACAAAAACTTCTTTGCTATCAGCAAGCATCCTAAACTACAATGGCTGTGTGCCACAGCAGTTAGTCCCGGTATGGGAGTACATAGACATCAATGGATTAGTCCCAAGAAGAAAGAAGCCGGCGCAGGCACTGTGCGAAAACAGTTGGCTGAATTGTTTCCCAACATGAAGGATGACGAACTTGATCTGCTGGCAAAGATTACAACTAAGAAAGAACTTGACCAATACATCAAAGACCACGGCAACGAAGTTAAAAAATGAAATTTGAATGTCAATACTGTAAGAAATCGTTTGCCAAAGAAACCACACTTGTGGTGCATGTTTGCGAGCAAAAGAAACGATATCAAAGTCAAGGTGAAACCGGTATTCAATTGGCCCTACGTGCTTATCAGAAGTTTTATGAAATGAGCCAAGGTTCCGGCAATCCCAAATCGTTTGATGACTTTGCTCGCAGTCCTTACTATAGAGCGTTTGCCAAGTTCGGTCAATACTGTGTTAGCATACGAGCTGTTAATATTCCTCGCTTTACTGAATGGTTATTGAAAAATAATAAGAAGATTGACTATTGGTGTAGCGATCGAGTATATGGTGAATTCCTGGAACAGTATCTCAGAATAGAAAGTCCCATGGATGCACTACATAGATCAGTTGAACACAGTATTCGATGGGGTCACGAAACAGGCAACCCTGCAAATGATTATTTGCGTTATGGTAATGACAATACAATATGTTATGCTGTCACTACAGGACGAATTAGTACTTGGGTTCTATACAATTCTCAATCGGGACAAGAGTTTTTAGGACGCATTGGATCCGATCAGATTTCTATGATATGGTCTTTTATTGATGCTGATTTCTGGAATCAGAGATTCAAAGATTATCCAGAAGATACTGCTTATGTTAAAGACATTTTAAAACAGGCAGGTTGGTAATGAGTGCAGACATTGATATCGACATGCCAGATCGTGCAGCCCTACTGAAACTCATAAAGCACACAGCCGCTAGACAAACAGTACAAGGTCAAGTGCGTAGCCATAATTCTGGTGTGTATGTAACAGACATACCTGTGGATCCTATCAATAATTGTGCTGCAATTGATTACAAAATAGCCGAGTCTCGTGGATATTTTAAGATCGATCTTTTGAATATGAGTGTTTATCAGCTGATTCAAGATCCTGAACACTACCAGCAAGTGTTAGCACAAGAACCTGCATGGTCGCGTTTATGGACCGATTCTGCCTGGGCCAGCCAGCTAGTTCACGTGGGCAACTATACTGAATTGCTAAAAACCATGCAGCCCGATAACATACAAAGGATGGCTGCATTTATATCGATTATCCGCCCAGGCAAGGCACACCTGCAGAACAAACCCTGGGCAGAAGTGTTTAAAACTGTTTGGGATGGTGACGATTCAAAGGGATTTATTTTTAAGCACAGCCATGCAATTTCTTATAGTGTTTTGGTTGCACTACATATGAATCTACTCAACCCGCCGCACTAGAGTAATACTTTTACGTTTGCTTTTTCTACGAGTTAGATCATTCAAGCTGCAAACAGGACCGCATAAAACATCCAGGTCTTTATTGACAAATGTTCTGCGATATATTCTAAACGGCTCCCATTCTGCTTTGAGGAAAATGTTGATAGGAACAGATCTATTACTCTCCCACCACCAGACACTGGCCAATTCTAAAAATAGATGCTTGAGATCAGTATCTTGAATATGACCAAAGTCGTAAATAGTGGTAATATTTTCGTCGCGATTTTGTATGATGCCCACGTATTCCACACCGGCATAAACGCATAGTGACATGAAAGGGTACTTCTCAGTTAGTTGTTGTATTATGTTTAAGCCCATAAATATTAAAGGAGATTTCTAAATGTATATAACCACTGCTTACTTATACCAACAAATTCAACCGGTATTATTGATAGACATCAGTGGTGCATTTTTTGACGCAAGGTGGGATCCAGTGTACGCAAAAAACTTAACTTTAAACCTAGGGGTCGATAATGTGATCCTGTTTCAATTCCAGAATCAAGATCAGAAACCAACTAGCATAGTGGGTGCTACATTTACCTTTCGCATCATCAGCCAAAACGGCGAAGATTTGTTGTTTGCCAAGGAAATGGTTCCACTGAACGCTGCTACAGGTCGCGCCAAAGTCACTATTACTGCTGAAGAAACTCAGCATTTCCAAGAACAACCGGCCAGCTACAGCATTGAAATATCATCTGGCGTATTAGATCAAGCTGTGTTCACAGATGATCAAGCAGGCGCACGTGGCACAATCAATATTGTAAATTCGGTATTCCCAGCATTTAATGCCAGTCAAATTCTAACTGTACCTAGTCAAGCCCCTGTGGGTAATGTGTACTACACAAGTACTGTGACCACAGATGGTGCGCCACTAACTACTTTTCAGTTAGATACTGCTGACATTACTGGTAACATTGCAGTGCAAGGCGCAACTGCTGCCACTGCAAATACAGTAGAATGGTACAATGTACCATTTGAAGACTTAAAAACTGGTAACGTAATCAATCAACTTGATCTAACCAACAGCACAGAAAGATTGGGCATCAACGTGGCCGGCTATCATCCTTATATCCGTCTCGAACTAAACTTCAGTAACGGCGAACTAGCAGAAATACTTTATAGATGAAATTCAAAAAGATAGTGGGATTTGGAGACTCATGGATTTGGGGCGATGAGCTGCTGGATCCTGCTTTGATCAATCATCCTCAAGCACATCCTGTGATACAGGAAAATACAGACTACAGAGAAAGTCATTGCTTTCTGGGACAGTTGGGCAAACACTATGGCGTTCCAGTAGAAAACTTTGGGATCAACGGCGGCAGCCTACAAAGTGCTATATGGACTTACCTGTGGTGGCTAGATCACGAACAACTGGATCCCAACGATTGTCTTATCCTAGTAGGTCATACTGATGCCAATCGTACAAGTTTTTACAATCCACGTCATGTAAGTTACAGCAATGATCCGCCGTGGAATAGATACGTTCACAGTCAATGGATTCACAGTGGATTTGAGGAAGAAGATCGCACTTGGACTCAAATGGTAAAGGCGCATACAGTATTGACTGACTGTGACCAAATACATCAACTCAATTATAGACAAAGTTTAGCATTCTTTGAAGGGCAATATCATACCTTGAGTCGTAATGTGGTACAGTTCTGTACTATACATCCACCTATGGTTGCTCAAACTTGTAATCTGATCTGGCCAGACCGCAGCTTAAATGCATATATCTATCCCAATCAACATTTAATGGCACCCAACGGTCACCCAAACGAAGCTGGACATCGACTTCTCCGCGACCGCTTGATTCCCGAGATAGAACGTGTTATACTAGCTTGATGCTAGATATTGTCCAATACCTCCCAGGAAAACGTAAACAAGCAAGTTCAGGCTGGATCAGCTTTAGCGGACCATGTTGCGTTCACAACGGCGAAAGCACGGATAAGCGACAGCGTGGCGGTCTGTTAAGTAGCCCTGACGGCTGGAGTTATCATTGTTTCAATTGCAATTTTACAGCCAGCTTTATTTTGGGACGCAATCTCAGTGTCAAAGCTCGTAAATTGCTGGGATGGTTAAACGTAC